TATACTACTTTTCAATCATGTTTCCAATTATGATTGCGATGTCGTGTTTGCTAACCAAGCAACACGTTATTGTCGATACATTTTTTGGTTTTGCTTTGGGCTATTTTGTTGGATTGTATTTTATGTAAACACAAAATCTTCTAGATTTTATTTTTAAATTTATTTTCACCCATACGTAATTATTTTAGCTTCATATAAATATAGTATAAAAAAATGAGTGGAAATTTCTTCTTATATGATGTGAACTTCTTTCGAGGATTACGAAATGTTCTGCGTGATATGATAAAAACATTGCAGGATACTGATGATATATATTATCGTGTATATAGTAATGCAGTTAAATTATACACAAATCCAGCTCTTCTTGAATTATCTAGAATGTACACGGATATACATGAAATGTTATTACATGATTGTGATCATTATGTTCAAACATATTTTGCCAGAGTGGGAGAATTAAAAAACATATCACAATTATTTGTTGAATTATTCTGCGATGTAAATAGATTATTTGAATCTATCAGAGATTTTTACGCATGCAATGATGTTAATATTTGCGACGGTGTGCAATATACCAGTGCTTTAAATTTTATTGCTTTCCCTTGTTCACCATGTGTTCCAAAAGTAAGACAATGTATTGAAACATTTTTATATCCATTAGCTTTTGTAATTTGGTTAATATCCGCTCTTGGTAAATTATTATCCGGATGTGCTGATGTAGAAATATCTATGGATCATGGTTTGATTTTTATGATGGAAATGATTTCAATGACCAGAGCAGTTAAAGATTTCGCAATAATAGGTACCACTCTTAAAGATATTCCGAGAATGCAAAAAGGTTGTCATAATAATAAATATAATAAATATAACAAATATAATTAAATAAATAAAATAATCTATTCGATAATGGCATCAACAAGACCGTACTCAAGACATTTCTTAGAATCCCAATAAAGATCATGTTTTAATATTTCTTCTAATTCATTAAATGGAACATTTGTATGTGTTCTATAGATTGTTCTGATTTTATCCATCAGCGAATCTAAATTTTCTACATCATCTTTAATATCATAATATTTACCCCAAGTTGCTGAACTCAATTGATGAATCAACATAAAACCGTATTCTGTAATTTCTCTGCGATCACAAACAACGCTCATTAAAGTTCCAGCGCTTGCAGCTCTTCCCTCAACAATCGACGTAAATTTGAGCCAATTATATTTTTTTTTCATTTGTGTCATAAAATCAATGAATGAAAAACAAGCAAAAATACCACCTCCGGGACTATTAATGTGTAATTTAATTGGTGGCATTGTTACTACCAAACCTATACTTTCTGCAATACGTTGTTTATCTAGAAGTCGTTTGATAGTATTACGAACTTCCTTTTGTAATGAAAGCATCGAATTATTATCAACATGTGTATAAAAATATACATGGTTATCGTGAGAAAAAATTGTTGATGAACTATTCGAATTAGATTCATCATCTGAATTATCACAATCAGCAGAAAATGTTTTATTTTCTATTTCTTTCTTATGTTTTTTTGATTTTTTATCTCCTTCGTCGGGATTTTTCCTTTTTAGATTGTTATTAATACCCCAATTGATTTCCATTTAATATATTGCTAAAAGGATTGATACTGTTAATATATTATACTAACAACATTATGCCTTTTTCGCAACATATTAAATAATCAATATTTTTACGTAAATAATTGAATATGCAAATTACTGATATACACATTATGTTTCATAATGAATAAATATAAGTATTCACATACAATACAAAAAAATGTCCCAAGAACATGAATTGTTTGAGAATGAACATGTCCACAAAATTTATAGTAAGATAGCATCTGACTTCGATAGAACTCGAGTAAATAATTGGCGTTATGTAGAAGAGTTCATTCAAGAGACACCCGTTGATCCAAATATAAAAATCGCAGATATCGGTATGGGCAATGGTAAATATATGCTACTCAGAAAAGACCAATTTTACGGTTGCGATATGTGTCAAGAACTTGTTGACATATGTGTTGCAAAAGGTTTGAACGCTGTCAGGGGCGATATCATGAAAATCCCATTTGACATAGAATCTTTTGATAAAGTCATTTGCATTGCTGTTTTACACCATCTTTCAAGCGAAGAGAGACGACTGGATGCCATAAAAGAACTTATTAGAATCACCAAGAAAGATGGAAAAATTCTGATAACAGTTTGGGCTTGCGAAGATGAAGGAGAAGCAAATAAGAAAAAAAAATCGTTCATACAATTTCCTGAAAAATCAGTAAATATGACAGAACAGGATGTTTCTGTTCCGTGGAAAAAATTCGATGAACATATGGGAGATCGTTATTATCATCTGTTTAAAGAAAAAGAATTATTCGACCTATGTAAAAAAATCACTGGTGTTAACATTATTGATTATTTGTACGAAAGAGGTAATTGGAATATTGTCCTTCACAAAACTATGTAACAATATATTTATTTTATTATCTAATTATTTAATTATTTTGTTATTTATCATGGGTACTTATTGTTTTGATAACTTTTTTAAGAACTTTATTTTCCACAATCAATTTATAAGTTAATTTTTTTAATCTATAAAGTTTTCTTTCTATTTTTTCTTTTGATTCATCCTTTTCACAATCATTATTATTATGTGAACTTGTGTGTCTACTTTGTTTTTCTGTATTATCAGATTTGTGTGAATGTTTTTTTGATCGTGTTTTCATTTGACTTATCGGCAAATCATTTGTTTTAAGAAAATCGAGATAAGCTTTATAATATTTAACAATAGCTTCTTTATCTAATCCTATTATATCTTTCAATTCACTCACCTTGTGTCCTTGACTTACTGCATCATACACTATTTTTTGTAATCTAGTTTCAATCGCAATAACTGATCTATCATGTTTTTGCGCGATTGATTTTATACTATGACCTTGTTTTAGTTCAACGATCATTTGCCGTTGTTCATCCTTTGACCATTTGATCGGCATTCTATCTATATACATATGTTAGATTTAAGAAAAATTGAAGAATAAATGATTTATTGGCACATAAATAAATTGGTCAAACAAATAATGAGTCACTATTAGATGTAGATTTTTCTTCATTTCATGCAGCTCAACCAGTTCAACCAGTTCAACCAGTTCAATCAGTTCCAATACAAAATGTTAAAAGTACAAGTGGATTTTTTGCTAATCCTTTCGTTGGTTATAATCCATTCACGCAGTTCGAACAAATCAAGTAAATAGGGCAGATGTTGATAGAGTCGTCAAAGATATCGGGAAATAAATGAACATTGATGTAACAAGGGCAGATAAACGCAATGCATTAGAAAAAATGCTTGAAATTTTATCAGACTATGATATTCACATCGTAATTGATGATAGTACTTCAATGGGTAATCCATCACATAGTAATGATTATGATAGCCCTACACGTTGGGAAGAAGCATTGGAATGGAAATGTAAATATGATCATATTTGGAAAACTAAATTTGATAATATTAAAAATGGTAGTTGGTGTAACGAATGTTTTGTTGGAAGTAGATGTATAACATTAGAAGATTGTACACAAGTTGCAAAAAAACGTAACGGTACATGTCTTTCAACAGAATGTATAAACGGTAGTTCTAAATTAGAATGGAAATGTGACAAAAATCACACATGGTTTGCAACATATAAACATATACATAATAATCATACATGGTGTCCGTCCTGCGCGAACTATAGATATAATGAAACAGTATGTAGAAAAATTTTTGAATCAATATTTGAAAAAAAATTTATTTCTATTAGACCATTGTGGTTAAAAAATCCAGAAACAAATTTTAATTTAGAAATCGATATATACAACGAAGAATTAAATATTGCATGTGAATATAACGGACGAAATCATTACGAATACATTTCGATATTTCACAAAAATAAAACTGATTTTGACAATCAACAAAAAAGGGATAAATTAAAATATAAATTAATAAATGAAAGAGGATTAAAATTTATTATTGTACCATATACTGTGAAAATTAAAGATATGTTTGACTTTGTAGTTGAACAATGTAATAAATTAAATATTCGATTGCCCAATAGTAATGATCTCATAAAAATAAAAGAAATCATACTTAGTGAATATGTATATTAATTATATATGTTTAATAAGTAAAAATAGGTATTATGACTGGAGGTTTGAAGCCATTGAATTTTGGAGCAGCTGATGATGAAGTATAAGCACCGTGATCCTCAACATATAATTTATCACCACATGCCAGTTCGGGAATACAAATGCCAGTGACTATCGTATCGGCACTGTCACATGTTTGTCCAAAAAGAACAGATTTATATTTTTTATCATTGTATTCATTTAGTAATTTAAATTCAGGAACTGCTTTATCAAAAATTATATTATTGAACATTCCGTAGATACTAGAATTTATAGTGTAGTGAAATACTTTATGTTCTTTATTAATATCATCATCGAGAATCATATCAGATGATTCTTCATCAATATGAGGTTTTTTATTCATCGAATTGGTGTCTTCCTCATGCCTCTTACGTTTTTTCGAGGTTGGATCGACGTTATATGTATCATTTTTAATAATTAATTTTTTACCAATAATTGATACGACCAATGTAAATGTACTTGCTGCGAAGAATCGTCCTGGCTCAGCAATGACACGTAAATTTTCATGTGATCCGAATGAATCTTTTAATTCTCGATTTATTTCAATAGCGATCTGGTCGAATGTAATTTCTCCTTGTTTATTGCTATTTGACATACCTCCTCCAACATCAAGAAAATTAAAATTAAAACCAACATCTTTAGCGATGTCAAATACTGTTTTTGCCCGTTTAATTGCATCGGAATATGCCGACGCGTCAATACAACAGCTTCCAACGTGGAAGCTAACTCCCGTAACGTTCAATTCTAAGAATTTTGCGTATACGAGTACATTTTTAATATCGTTCATTGGACATCCAAATTTTGATCCGAACGGCATCTTCGATTTTGAATCGTCAACCAGAATACGTAAAACCAATTCAGCATCCGGATGAAACAATTTTATTTTAAGTAATTCGATAATATTATCAAATGTCATCATTGAAATTTGTTGCGACCGTGCAAATTTAATATGTTCAATATCTTTACATGGATTTGCATAGATTATTTTATCTCGTCTTTCTCTTTTTGGATCCAAATCTGTCACAAGTGAAATTTCTCCTTCGCTCGCAACATCAAAACTCACACCCAGACAGTATAAAGTTTTCAATAATATGGGATCAGAATTACATTTAACTGCATAAAAAATTCCCACACCCGGTAATTTTTCTTTCCATAAACGATATTGTCTAATGACAGCTCCAATATCGTTAACAATAAATGACTGATTATCATTTCCGCTTATCAATTTAGGTAAAATTTCTTTCATAGAAGGATATTCAGCATCATCAAATTGTTTTATTTTTTCTTCACTAATCATTGCAGTTAATCCAACAATATCCACACCACCCAAATCAATATCGGCTTGTTCTGTCAATTCCTTCTTAATTTCTTGTGCAATATTTTCAACAGTTTTTTTTGCATTAAACTTATTACTAGAAGTTGTTATATCCATATGTTCCTTTGTATTAGATAGTTGTTTCTCAAGATGTAATATAAAGCTTTAAATCAAACTTATTGCTTTTTCAATCAACAAAATAATCAATTTTATTTGGTCACATTCACAAAATATAAAATAATTGATTTAATAAAGATATGACTTCCATATTGTTTAATTTATTGTAATATACCTGATGATTCAATGGATTCAAATGAATATAAAGGAAATTACAGGGATATTGTCATAAAGGGTTTTTCTAGTGTAATAGGTGCCGGTGTTGCTGAAATTGTGACTTTACCATTGTGTACAATTAAAACTAATTTTCAAGTGTCAAATACTCCATCTTTAAGAAATGAAATAATATCCATCTATACAAAAAATGGTATCAAAGGATTTTACGGTGCATCAGTTCCCGCCATTACTGGACAAATTATTTCAACCAGCAGTAAGTTTACATTTTATCAAATCATTAAACATGAAAGACAAACATGTGATAAAGATCTGTTCAATAATTCATTAAATGGAATGGCTGGTGGTATACTCGGTAGTTTACTTTCTCATCCCATTGATGTTGTTAAAAATTCGTATCAACGTGATAAACAAATATTCAATGAAATAAAAAAATCCGGTTATAAGACATTTTACAGAGGATATACACAAACAATTGCCAAAAATATGATGTTATACGGTACCTTGTTTCCTCTTTACGATAAATACAAAACGTTACTGAACGGGAATGTAATCCAGTCAACAATTTTAACTACGATCACAACATGTACATTGTTGCAACCAATTGATTATATTAGAACAAGATATATGGCTGGAAATTTCAATTCTATTGGATGGAATCCAAGGGATTATTACAGAGGATTTAGTATTAATTTGTCAAGAAGTATGATTCATTTTTCATTGACAATGCTTATAACAGAAACCATATTTAAATATATTAAAATTAATAATGTTAACAATCTGTCATCATGAAGTTTATTTAATTACTTCGGATCGCAAACATAAAACACAAACAAAGTAGGAAATTTATATATTTTGACAATGTCTTTTAGTTTAAATTGTTCATTCGAACGAGTTAAATATTCGAATTCTTCGTTAATATAGTTTTTAATATCTAAGTTTATATGTTGCGAATTAATTGGATAATTTACAACAAGATATGTTAATCTGTATTTATTATATGCATATGCAAATTTTGTTGAAACATTTAGGGACGGAGTTTTACTTAAAAATCCCGGTAATCCAATTGAGTTACCAACTCTCCAATTTTTATCGTTATATTTTGATAATATTTCAAATCCGTGAAACAAAGTTACCGGATAGCTTAGTGGTTTTACTCTATTAACCGTTCTATTAATACTTTCCACAATAGATTTTTCTTTATCATTTATTTCTAAACCATGTGATAGTTTTGAATTCATATAGCAGTAACCGCTCATATATGACACTATATTTGTATAATCCTTTTTATTTTCATCAGTATTTTCCGAGAAAAGTTCATCTGTATTGCGACGAATCTCTGTCATGTCATGATTATTATTCGACTTATTAATAATTTCTGTTACAAAATTTAATCCGGTTTGCGAATTCGAATGTGTATAATATTCAAAAGAATTCGCAAAAACATAGTAACCAAATGTTAGTATATCTTGTAATTTACTAAAAACCATGATGTTCTGTTAATATGTATGAATATTTATTTTGTGTTATTTCCACACAATAAAACTAATTCAATTTCAATTTCAATTTTAATTTAATAAAATTGAAACGTCAACTAACTAGCATATAAATAAAATAATTAAAGGATTATAACAAAATGACTTCAATCAAAACAAATGATAAATATAATGTTGTTATCAATTTTGTCAAGGAAGCAACCAAACATTTTGATGAATCACATGATGTGATTCACGCAATTTGTGTTTATAATAATACAATGAATATTATGAATAGTATGAAAAATGATTTTAATTTTGATTATGACATTGTTATGATGGCATCTCTTTTACATGACGTTTGTGATCATAAATATCCAAATTCTATCACG